CACGTCGTGGCTCACAATAATTGTACCCCTTTCGAGGCCCCCAACAAGGAGCAGTTCGTGCGTAATCGCAATCGTTTTACTAGCTCTACGGATGCCTATGATGTTTGCGCGTCAACTGGTGACCCGCAGCTTGATCCTAATACATTTCGCGTTAGGTATCACCCTGCTTTTCACTATGACTGCGTGAGCACACATAGCTACCGGGCTAATATTACGGATGATGTAGCCCGTGGAACATTCGGTAAGTACAAAGCGTGTGTTCAAGAAAAGTATGAAGCTGCAAGGTTGTATGGTACTCAGCAAATAATCTTTCCTGAAGATTATCCTGGGCATCATCCTCCTCTACAGCGTCGACTTGTTTCTGAACCTGTGGCGTATGAACCTTATGATCTGGTCCTTCCGACCGGTCCATGGGCTTCCATGCTTGACGAACTTGCTTCCCTAGCAGCGGGAACCGTGAAAACCTCGGCTAGTCTCCCTATCTTCCTTCTGGAAGGTGTGAAGACTATACGAATGATCCGGAATCCCTTTAATCTCCTTAAACCAAATTTTCGGCGTAAGGTAAGGAAGCTTACTGCCGCTGTATTGGCCCAACATGGGGCGAACATTTGGCTCGAGGCGTACTATGGCTGGAAATCATTCTATCGTGACGTCGTTGACCTATCAACGGCAACGGCTACACTTTTGAATGATGACTCTGCCAAATACCTCGACAAGCTAGGAAAGAGATTGTCTGTGTCACGAAAGGTGACCGACTTCTCGAAAGCCCACGACTATGTGGTGGGGACGAGCGAGGCAGACTGGAACATGCACGAAAGCCAAGGTTGGAAGGTTAACGGAGCCAGTGATTATATGTTTGACGGTGATTGTTGCCGTCTTACTAGTCACTCGCGTACTGTTACCTACCGGCTCGGCTGTCTACAGTTCCTCGATGCTCACCGCCGCTTTCAGGGGTTGCGTGCTTTTCTCGCACAATACCAAGCCTGTTCGTGGCGGGACATTCGCGACACCATCTGGGAAGTAATCCCTTTTTCCTTTGTGGTTGATTGGTTTATCAACATGAAAGGAATCTGGGCTCCTATTAACCAGTGGCGTCTAGAGCAGTTGGATATAAAAGACGTTGGTTATAGTACCAAAGTCTCCGGTATGTACGGATGCGATGCATACATTAATCCTAACGCGTTCTACTATGCTTATCTTCAGAATTGCCCTTGGAACTTTCAGTGTTCCAATGGTGTAACTCCGAAGTTGCTTAGTTCTACGTCGTCAGGCGTGTATACGATGTATTCTCGTACGCCCGGTTTTCCGCAGCTCGATCTCGTCGATGCTAAGTTTCTTAGCAAAGGTCTCAAGTTCATACAATGTATGAACGGCGCCGCGCTAATTGCGCAGCGTATTCATTAACCACGCGCTTTGCGCGAACTTGAAAGGGGGGCCTGTATGGCTTCTTCATCTCTTAATCCGTTTAATGGGAATACTAATCATCAGTTATTTGGTCTAAAGACCAGTACTGCGACCGGCTCAGTTTGGATGGTTAGCGGTAGAAATATCGCACAACCATTTGAACTTGAGACAGTGAGGAAGGTTAATCCCTCTTCGCTTTCTAACGATCATAGTATTCTCAGGCTTACCCGCAAGGAAGCGAATGCTACCACTGGTAAGCTTGCCACTCTCCAGGTGACGATTGATGTCAGTATCCCTAAAGATACTAGCATTCTCTCGCCAACAGAGCAAAAAGCCGCATTAGCTGTAATGGGCTCTTTGCTTAACGAATCTACAGCAATGGAGGCTACTAATGCCAACATTACCGCGATTGTCGAAGGAAGAGATATCTAACTTCCTTCGTGTGCTGGAGAGACTCTTAGTAGTTATCGTGTTGATAACTATTATTTGTTTGGCCAGCGCCTACTTTCACAAGGACCTTGATATTATCAAGGTGATCCCTGTTATTGTCGGCGTAGTTGACTCGATTGTCAACTAACGTGATTCTGAGATTATAAACCTTAACAGGCCGGGAGGTCATGATGAAAGCATCAAAAACCAACCTAATCTACCCCTTTCTACACGGTGTCTACTTGGACATCTGTGAACTGTTCCCTGAGTATGATTTCTCATACGAGTTAGAAACAGTGAAGCAGCTGGCGGAATCAGATCCCGCCATTGCTGTTGCTGCTATGGCCCGCATTGGGAAAGCGTTTGAAAAGGCTCTTGTAACGGGAAAAGATTTCCGTTACGACGAAGAGCTCTTTCCAAATGCCGAAGGCTGCATGTACCCGAGGTGTTATCAATACCTTTGGGAAACTGTGCTGCATGCTAGTGGTCGTCCACGATACTCTTTCGATGATTATACAGCTGCGCTCGACTCATATAAAAATATGAGTCCGGTTGCGGCTATGTATCATCTGCAGAGGGATCGGTGGGGCGAGCCTAGTGACACTTGGTGGAGCTTACAAGCTCTCCACGTGTTTTTGCTGCGTCAGTTCTTTTTAGGACTGAGTAAACTCTCTACATTGGAGTGTCTTTACTTCGTCAGTCGACGAGGTCCAGAAGTTCTCCGAGAGAGTAACCAGAAAGCCAAATCTGTCGTTGGTCGACAGCCAGATTGCTGGCGTTGCCCGCATGCTGATCTCCGATGTGCTCATGCACACCGAAGACAGAAGCGAGCTCGCAGCTAGTCTTGCTCAGTTCGATCTCGACCCTTTTGGTCTTCATGGTCCAGGTGCAGTCTTCGACTGTGCTAAGGGTAGGGAGAAGTGGGACTTTGACTTCATGCCTGGTATCCCCTGTAGAATCTACAGGTCCCAGCATGGTTTCCTGACACAATCAGGACATGATGGTAATCCATCTAGTCGCGTTTCAGTTGTCCCAAAAGACTTTCGCTCTCACCGTATAATCTGTGTAGAACCTAAGGAATTTATGTTCTACCAACAGGGTCTACGAAGAGCGCTGGAACACACTATTTCTGTCCACTTCCTCGCTTCAAAAGCGATTGATTTCAAAAATCAATTGCGATCGTTCAGGCTCTCTAGGCGTAGTGATTACGCAACTATTGACCTAAGCGATGCCAGCGATAACTTATCGTTGTCGTTGGCGCGCCTTCTTATCCCTAAGAAGGCTTTGAAGCTAGCAACGTGTGCGAGATCACAACACATTGTTCTACCGGATGGAGATGTAGTTGATCATATCACTACCCTCTTTACGATGGGCAATGCGTTGTGTTTTCCTTTCCAGACCCTTATATTTTGGGGTCTGGCTCTCGCTACCATGTTCTGCAAAGAACATAGGGTAGGCACATATTCTCGTCAAACTATGCTCGATGTCTGTACTAAATACAGGCTTAGAGTGTTTGGCGATGACATCATTGTACCGAATCGGTACTTTGATGATGTGTGTCTCACGTTGTCCCAGTGCGGTCTGATAGTTAATGCAGCTAAGTCTTGCTGCCTTACTCCTGTCAGAGAGTCGTGCGGTTCTTGGTTCTACGGAAATGTAGACGCAAGAATTGTGCGGCTTAAAACGCACACAGTCTCGTCTGACAAAGACTGGGTCTCTTCGCTACAGAGTGCTACGCTACTCATCCAGAGTGGAATGGCACGGACTAGTGAAGAAATCCTGCGCTCACTTGACAATATCTATCCGGTACCTTACGGCACGGATGGACTCCCTGGTTATTTACCTTGGAGCCGTGGTATTGTACGTTGGAGAAATAATTTGGATGGTGATTTAACCATTCCAAATTACCAGCGCATTGAGGTGAGAAGGCCTACTATAAAGGATAGTGGCCCGGATGTCCTGACCGGTGAAGTAGGGTTATATAACTACTTCGTCGGCAGAGGATCACATATGGGCTCCCACCATAGTGTATTACACACTGAATGGGAGTGGGTACCTATCATATAAG